TGACTGACGGTGAGCGTTTCGTTTCTGAGTAGATGCCGGACCCGATAGAAACAGCTTTGTGCTGCGCCGTCACACAAGGGGCAGTCGGTCATAAAGGGCGTCGTGCCAGCGTTCAGGTTGACCGTGAGATGGTGCTTCCTGCACTTCACGCAACGGTACGCATTGATAGCGCCTCGATCTTCCATCGTTGTTCTCTTAGCGATTAGAGTTCAGCGCGTCGAAGAAGATCAGTGAGCATCTCTTCCGTGTTTTGGAGGTGCTCATTGAGCTGAAGCAGCTTGAGGCCAAATTCCGTATGAGCGCCGGTCTTATTACACTCTGGCTGCGTCGGCGAGGGTTCTTGTGCCATACACACACAGGCGAAGCGATCGACCAGTGTCGTGGCGAGGTCGCGGAGGCGATCTGCTGTATCGCCGACACTCGAAAACAAGGTGAACACTTCTCTTGGCTCCTTGCCTTCTACGGTCGCAGGATCTTCGCAGTTCGTCGTTTGAATCGGGACCATGAGCCTAATCCTTCCTGTCTGACAGAGCGGAGTCGGTAAGTGGTAGCGTTCGTCACTCACGGGGCGACGCCTTGAAGGGTGGGTTTTGTAGAAATTTCTCTAGGGCCCTTTTGCCCAACTCGGCTACCTCGTTCGTAAGTCGGTTCTCGTCGATGGGCCGTTTCGCCTTACGTGATTTGTCCGCCGGGTTGCGCTCCTTAGAGATGCGACACTTCTTCTCGACGACTGTCTCCGACCAGTTGCGGGTGTCGGCCGGAAGCCAACGCCCAATGATCGCGATGCGATACCAACCGCGTTTAGCCTCTTCAAGTTGGAACTTGATCTCGAACTCGCCAACATCGGGGTCAATAAGGTCTGTCTGGAGGACTCTCGCGAAGTAGGCTTCGAGCGACGCCTGAATGTTGTCCTCGAACCGCTCAACACTGACGATAGTCATTCGTCAAACTCCGTGTCTGGGTTGGTTGCCCTCATAAACTTCTGGAAGTCGCTGACGCGCGTATGCAGCACGTTGCCGATCAGGATCGTGCGCAGCTTGACAGTCTTCCCAGTCTTTGTCTTCACGCCAAAATCCGCCCATCGCCTAAGCGTCCAATAGCTACGCGGCGCGGGTAAGTAGCGGCCGATCTCGGCGAGGGAGTAATAGCGCTCCTCAACCTTTGCCATGGTAAACCTCGCTGAAAGAGATGGTCATCTTTTAGCATATTTGGGTGTGATTGGGCAAGGTTGAGCGTATCTGTGGACAAAGTTGCACGCCTCCAGGTATTCGGTGTGAGTAATCGCCCATCACCTGGAGGAAAGACCATGCCCGTCCCGACACCCAATCCGAATATCCCCGCAGAGGGGCCTCAAGCCGTCTCAGGCGGCAACGATCAAGGCGCGTACGTCAATGCCGGAGACGATCCGGCTGGAGCGGGCGCATCAGCGCCAGGATCTCCGCCTGCGGCCGATGCCCGTTTGGTGGGGCCCGACCCATCGACAGACCTTCTCCGAGCAATGACGGCGGCTCTGGGTCAGCAAGCGGCGGCGCCCGCTGCTGCCCCTCCTACAGCAGCTCCTGCTGCTGACCCGGCCGCCGCCCCAGCGCCCACTCCAACCCCGGCCGCTACGACTACTTCCGCTCCGGCGAGCAACACGCAACTGCGCGACATGCTCGCCAAGCAGGGAATCATCGACGCCAACGCGTTCCCTGATGACGCGGCCGTGCTCCCACACCTTCAACGCCTTGAGCAGATGCGGGCCCAAGTGCCGCACCTCCAAGCGCAAGCGAGAGTCGGCGCGGAAGCGATGGAGCACTGGGAAGAGTTCCAGAAGTTCCGCGCCGACCGGCAGAAGGCGTCGGCCGAAGACTCCGCCAAGCAGCAACAGGCCGCCGGGCCCCCGAAGCTGCCGGAGTACGACGCGAACTGGGAGAACCTGTGCGTTTTTGACGAGACCACAGGCGTTTACAAAGTCCGCCCCGGCTACGAAGCGGCTGTCATGCCCGACACCGCGAAGAAGCTGACCGAGTACCATCGGGCTCGCGCCAAGCGAGCCAACGAGATCGTCGAGAACTTCGATGATCTGGTCGCCAAAGAAGTGCAACGACGCCTCGACGACGCGATGAAGAGTCTGCCGGACCAGATTCAGCAGACCATGCAGCAGCGCACGACGCAGATGACCGCGCGGGAGTACCTCACGCAGAACGCCGCGCAGTTCTACCAACTCGACGCCAACGGGCAGTTCCAATTCGACGCGAACAACCAGCCGCTGCTCACTCCGCACGGAGAAGCGTTGGCCAAGCATGTGAACAAGTTCGAGCGTCGGGGAATCACAGACGAAGCCGCCCTTTCTGACGTGATGCTCGAGTGGTTCGACGAAAACCCGATCGACGCTTCGCAGAAGAAGCCCGCCTCCGGCAATAACGGCGCGACGCCTCCCGCCCAGGCGAAGCCGCCGACTGACGCCCCAGCACCCGCCCAGACCCCGGCCGTAGCTCCCGACTCGGCTCCCCTTGCCGGTCCCACTCCAGCGGAGCGGAACCAGAAGAACAAGGACGACTTTACCCTTCAGACCGCCATCAGACAGGCGGCGCACGCGCCCAATCGTGACGCCGCACCGGCAACCGTGGCCGACGCCGCAACCGCCGTTCCAGTGGAGCCTAACCTCAAAGAGATGCTCATGCACGACATGAAAGAGGCTGGGCTCGTATCCGACACGGGTTAAACAAGGAATTTGACTGATGGCTGAAGCACTTGCAGTGGTCAACGTGACCGCCCGAAAGTATTTTTCTGGCGCGTCGGATGCGACGATTCGCAAACGCCTCCTTCTCGCGCTGCTGGCCAAGTACGGCCGGATCAAGTTCAACGAGGACGGCGCCGACTGCTACTGGGTGGTTGAGTACGCGCAGCCTCCGGTCCAATCGCACGGTGCGTCGGGTGAATACGAGTTCACTGAGCACGACCTCTATCGCCAGTTGAATATCGACTGGAGAGGTTACGTGACGACCGACAAGATGGACTACAAGAACGCCCTGATGAACAAGGGCCCCGTCGCGATCGTCAACCGATACGCCCGCGTCATGCCGGGCCTGAAGAAGACGCTCGACAACCACTTCCACGGCGAGTGCTACATCGACGGCAACGCCACCGGAAACGAGTCGAGGCTGCACGGTATGCTCAGCTTCATGGGCGACGACGGTGCAACCGGCGCGGGCGATCTCGTCGCCCGCCCGTACGACACGTACGCCGGTCAAGACACCACTCCGCAGGCTGCGGGCGGATCGTGGTCCTCGTCTCTCACGACGTCGCCGAACTCCGTTATCGCCACCGATTGGCCGAGCGGCTCCGGCGACTGCGAGTACGACTATCTCTGCCCGGTCCTCGTGAACACTACGAGCACAGCATGGGGCACGGGTAGTACGGAGTGGGAGGACAACTGCGGGCGGATCTTCCGCCGGACCACCACTTGGTTGACCAAGAACGCCGGGCAAGACGGGCGACCTACGCTCTATATGTGCGCCGACGATCTGTTCAACGCCTACCAGGATTACCAGGAAGCGAAGTTCAGAAACATCATCCCGCACCCCGAAGGACGCGATCTCGGCTTCCCTGAGACGCTCAACCAGGACGGCGTGATGGTGAAGTACGAGTTCGACGTCCCGGTGTCCGAAGCGTTCGGAATCAACGTCCACCAGATGGAGTTGGCGAGCCTCGATGATGTGCTGTTCGGCACTCGCGGCCCGTACTACGACATCAAGACGGACGCGTATCTGTTCAAGGCGGGCTTCTTCGGAAACTGCCGCTACATGCCAAAATACTTCGCGCGGCTCAAGAGCTACGCGTAATCGACTGTTGTCGGCCGTCGTAAGCGGAAGAAACACGACATCGGCGGTCATTGTTGATCGACAGGGAGCGAGCCTCCCGCCAATTTGACGGACAGGGCCCTCGCGCCTCACCGGGCGAGGCCCGCGTCCGCACACTCAAGGAATCGTGAGCTATGAGTCGTAACAATCCCTTCGATCGCGGCCAGTCGAAGACTCAAGTCGCAGCAACCCAGGTCGGCCGCGTGTCCGCATTCCCCGACGTCAACTGGGGGTCCACTGAGCGAGTCAAGCCGTTCCTCACCAACCACATGGTCTATTGCATGGTGGTGAAGAACAACTCGGGCGGCGCTCTGCTTCCCGGTTACGTTGTCACGTTCGAGTCGGGTTACTGGGGCTCGCAAGTCGACGCCGTTGCGGGCGCGGGAGCTGTCGGCCACGGCATTGTTGACGAGTACCTGCCCGCCGCAGGCGTGCCGGACGGGAGCTACTTCTACATCGTCCGGCGAGGTCCGACCGAATGCGTTCAGAGCACTGGTGTCGCTCAAACGCAGGGCGCTTTGACCAAGACGGCCGCCGCCGGGAAGTGCGTTGCCGACGCCGCCGACCCGTGTGTGATTGGCTGCTTCGGCAGCATCATCACGACCAGCGCCGCGACGGCGGACATCGACGTTCGGGTGTACTGCAACTTCGAGGGCAAGTGACCAAAGTGTCTGTCTGATGGGCGAGGTGCTAGCACCACTCGGGAGCCGCGATTCGGTTGACCCCGAGTCGCGGCTTTTTCATTCGCTAGGACTCTGGCATGGCCGATCCAAGCCAATACTGCACGCGATGCGGAAAACACAAACCGCTTACGTCGTTCCGTAGACAGGGAGAAAGACGAGCAGCAGAATGCAACGCCTGCAATAAGAGGCGACAGGTCGAAAACATCACCAAGGTGCGAGCGCATCTTGAGCAGGCGCAGTCACAACTGGCGCTTGCCGCGTCCAACCAACTGGACGTCGCCGAGTCGCGAGAGATTTGGCACTACCTGATCAAAGAGCTTGGCGGCGCAGAAGAGATCGCCAAGAAGCTCGCCAACAACCTGAAGACCATGCTCGTCGACCAACACGGGAAGCGAGTCGCCGTCGACAACCTGTGGAAAATCCTCTCGGGGCTGATGACGTTCGAACGGAAGGAACACGAGACCCGAGAGACCAGCACACTCACGGACGAGGATATTAAGCGGGAAATGGCCGCCATCCTGAGCGCGACCATCGACTCGCCAGAAGCGGCAAAGTTGATCCATGAATCGCAAGCCACAGCTCAGTAACAAACAGCAGGGGCGACTTGCTGACCTCGCCGCCGAATCAGCCCGGCGGGCGACGGAAGGCTTGCGCATCTTCCGGCCGCTGCCTTACCAGATGCCGTTCTTTCTCTCGACGGCCAGCGAGTATCTCGTCAGAGGCGGCAACCGCAGCGGCAAGACCTACTGTGTGGCTGCGGAAGTCGCTTCCGCCGCGACCGGCATTCCGATCACCGGCCCCGACGACAAACCGCTGCCCTTCAAGTACCCGACCGATCGTCCGCTCTTGATTTGGCTCATTGGGTACGGCGAAACGCATATCGGCGACACGTTCCATCGGATGCTGTTCCGCCGTAATCCAGAGTTCAAGATGATCCGCGACCGCGAGACAAACAGGTGGCGAGCGTTTCGTCCATGGGAGGAGGAGGACGCCGCTAGGGTCAAAGAAGCTCGTATGACGCCCCCCATGATCCCCGCGAGGATGCTCGCCTCCAAAGAGCCGTGGGCCTGGAAAGACAAAGCCAAGCGACACTTTACAATTTGCCGCCTCTCCAATGGGACAGAGTTGCACGCCTTCACGTCCAAAGGCGAGCCCAAAATGGGCGATCCCGTTGACCTCATTTGGGTGGACGAGCGGATCATGTTCTCGCGTCACTACGCCGAGTGGCAGGCGAGAATCAGCGACCGGAAAGGACGCATCATCTGGTCGAGCTGGCCCGGGTACGGAAACGCGGCGCTCATCGACCTCATCCGCCGCGCCAAGCGAGAAAAGAAGCGAGAGAAGCCGGACGTCGAGGAGATCCGATTCCGCTTCAGCGACAACCCGTTCATCGACGCCGAAGAGAAGGCGAAGCGAATCAGAGGTTGGAGCCCCGATGAGAGGATGAGCAGAGACGAAGGCCAACTCATTGAGGGCCGAGGACGCGTGTATCCCTCGTTCAGCCAACTGGTGCACTCCACGCCTTGCGAGGACAAGGCGATGGACGACAAGGTTGATGAGATCCTCCGCAAGACAAACGGAGTACCGCCGCACACCTGGCGACGCGACTTGATTCTCGACCCAGGCCACGCCTATCCGGGAGTGCTGTTCTGCGCCATACCTCCGCCAAAGTTCGGCGACTGCGGCGTTGTCTACGACGAAGTGTTCCTTCCGCAGTCGGACGCGGAGATGCTCGCCGCAGCGTGCTCGAGCAAGATGCAGGGAGTCGCCTTCGAGTCGTTCTGGATCGACGCTCACGCGTCCGCCCAGACGCCGATGGGGTTCTCCAAGACGGTCATGGAGCAATACTCCAACGCCTTCGCTCGCCATCGCCTCAGTTCGCGAATGACCGGCAGCAACTTCCAGTGGGGCAGCGACGACATCGAAGCCGGTCTTGGCCTCGTCAGGGCCAAACTCATGGTCCGGCCGAACGGCCGCCCGTGGCTGCGAGTAGTCGCGTCGGCGTGCCCCAACTTCGTGCAGCAGATGGAGCTGTACGAGAAAGCGAAGGACGCCCACGGCTACATAATCGACAAGCCAGCACCTCGCCAAGTCGATCCGCTTTGCGACTGCGTGCGGTATTGGGTGTCGTCTGATCCGCAATACGTCATCCCCGACCGTCCGGCGCCGCCGCCCGGCGTTGCATACACAGTTTTCCATGAGGAATGGAAGAAGAAAGATCCCGAGGACAGCTCTATGTCAGTTGGTGCTGGAGCAATCGCCTAACCCGAGGAGTCAGCTATGAAGACCCCGCCTATCGGAACAACAGTCCTGTTTTACGTGCAGGGCGACGTCAAATCGCCCCCAATGGTCGCGTTCGTACAAGGTGGAGACAACGGCGTGTTGGAGCTTGCCACACTGCCGAAGTACAGCACTGCCGTCGTGCGTCGCGGCAACGTCCGCCATGTCGATGACCCCATGCTCGACGAGTTTCGAGACGCCCGCGTTCGCTACGGCGCGTGGGATACCGTCGAGGCTGGCGCGGAGCGAGCTGATGCGGAGAGACGCAGGCAGCAGGCCGCCATCAAACGCAAGGAAGATGCTGCCCGCAAAAAGGTCGAGGATGAGCAGAAGGCCGAGGAGGACGGCACCAATGAAGTGGTTCGCCTCTTTCAAGAGGAGCGTCTCAACGCCGTCGAAATCGCCCAGAAGATGACCGTGGAGACCGGGGCAAAGTGGTCCCATCAACGCGTGAACGCGATCCTGAGAAACAAAGGTGCGCTGGTTCACAGCTAATCCGTCATGCCCGCATTGCCGCAAGATACCGACAAATACGACTTCCTCCTGCCTATCGTCACGGGTTGGCTGGGGAAGATCAGTATCGCCAAGCGCGCCAAGAAGCCGTTCAACGCTGTTGCCGACCAATGTATGGCGTTCTTCTCCGGCGCCACGGCGTTCATGTGGGAGCCGGACTTTCGTGGGAAGTATCTCGGAGGCGTACTGAGTCCACGCTTCAAGATCACGCTCAATAAAGCCTTCGAATTGGTCGCTTTGTTCGGCCCCACACTCTACTGGAAGAACCCCCAACGCATCATCAAGCCGCGTAAACAGCTCGATTTCTCTCCAGAGATGTTCGGCGGCCAGGATGACCCCTACGCCCAACAGCTCCACCAATTCGCACTACAGCAGCAGCAACAGCGCAACACGGAGGATGAGGTCCGCGCCAAGCTGCTTAACCTCTACCTCGACTACACGCCGGACGAGATGCCGGACGGCGGGCTCGCGCAGCATAGCGAGTTGGCGATCACCGAGGCGCTCATTACCGGCCGGGGGCTCGTGTGGCCTGAACCATACAAGATGCCGGGCTCTAATCGCACTCTCACTGGATGCTTCTGGGACACGTACAAGAACCTCCTGATCGACCCCGACGCGACGTGTATGGCCGACGCGTACTGGATCGGTCAGCAGGTAATGGAACCGGTCTGGAAAGCGGAGGACCGATTCGAACTGCCCAGAGGCACCCTCAAGGCGACCGTCGAAAGCGCCAACGCCATGGGAGAGAGCGAGGGGGACCAGCTCGCCCACCTGCGACGGAATCAGGGCAAGACGAACGACATGATCGTCTACACCAAGATTTGGTCGAAGATGGGCGCCGGGACCAGGCTGTCCGGCGTCGAGACGCCGCTCCGCGACGCCATCGACCGGGTAGTGGGCGACCACGCGTACGTCGTCGTCTCCCCCAATGTCCCGTTCCCGCTCAATGCTCCGGCCGCCAAGGTCCGCAGGTCCAGCGACGACAGCGTGCGCCGCATGTTCTCGTGGCCCGTGCCGTAC